CCATCGTAATCGGGGCCTTCCACATTTAACACTATGTGTTCGACAACTGTCTCAATCTCAGGTAGAGACAGGCCATAGCGGTAAAATAGGAAGGTTGAAAGATCGTGGTCCTGGGCCATCCAATCCTGATTGACCACAAGTTTCGTTTTGATATTCTTGAGAGTCAACCCTGCTTGCTGGGCGTTCCAGTTCCAAGCAGAATCGATAAAACGGAACTTGTGTTTCTCTTCAGCCACCAAAGGAGCATGGTAGTTGAAGCGATCTAGGAAGATGTCCCTGAACCGCGGAACGAATCGAAACTCATACGCATAGCTGAGCGCTTTCGATGCAAAGTATGCATTGTCGGTGACAGCGTCATTGTTGTTAGCTCGGGTGTTAAACCGACCTAAAGATTTGCCCAATAACGGCATCACGGTATGTCGCTCCTCCCCCAAGGGGATGAAGCATTTCGACAAAAAAGAAGCGTCGACAAGATGCGAGTGTCGTGAGACCTTTGCATCCATACGCGCTTCAGTAGCACACGTTGCATAGCGCTTAGCAGCGTTGCGTTTGAGGCCCTCGATGCGGGCAACAATGTCATCACCTAGGATAAGACTTCGGGAGGCGGTGGAACCTTCCTTGTCCAAAAAAACTGAAAGAATACACCAGTTCCAAAAACAATTGCGGAACGTGGTGTCAGTGACCCCGGTGGCAAGTTGGTTGTCCAAAACCGCTTGGAAACCATGCTTCTTGTTCTTCACTTTGTACGACCGTGAGGCCTCAAAATGAAGACGGATGAACCATTCGGGACAACCCAAGCGGCGCATAAGCATGATTTCAAGTCGCAATACATCACTGCATTGCTTCTTGTCATTGGCGGAAAAATCGGACTCCACATAATCGCCACGGCACTCTTCAAGAAATGGAACATATTGTTGGGGTGTCCGCCCGTATGCAAATCGCACCCTGTGTGTTCCCGGCATAGCCTCTGCAGCTCCGTCAAGCCTGTGCATGAGCTCCCAGAAGATCGGCCCCGAAATCGCT